CGACCAAACCGCACGGATAATTCGGTCGTGTTTGTGGATTGGATAATTTTTAGTTTAGGATTCTTTCCTACCATCCATGCAGGAAGCAGGTAAGAACCAAATTCAGATTTAGTATGCCTTGGAGGCATATTGATAATTAGTCTTTTAATTTTACCAGCAGCTAGTTTATTAAACTTGTCAGCGATTTCTTTATGATGTTTACCTTCGATGAAATCAGGCCATACATGTTTTACAAAGCTTAAGAAGTCGTCTCTAATCTTAGACTCTTTTATCTTTTGATCATGCTTATTCATCAATAAGGCTAGTTCACGTCTTACATCTGCAGGTAGCTTATCTATGTTTTTTAGTTTTTCTTTATCTATTTTCATTTCAAAAAAATTTTCTGCAAAATTTTTAGAGGTTGATTTTGAAACCTTGCAAAGTATTTTATCACTATCTATTTAAAAAACCTAGCATAAACTGTCGAGTCTGGGACCCCTTTTTTGTAAAATAAAAAAGCTTTTTTAAAAAAATTTCAAAAGTGGTAATGGTGCTGGTACCTCTATGCCCCGCGCACAACCTGTGATTGATTGTGGCGTGGTTCTCTAGGATTGCTCCCGCCCGTAGCTACCGGGGCACCGCGCCACAACCTATGCGTTAATCTAACAAAGTCATGTAGGCTTTTGGATTAAGACGACTAAACTTATCCAATGCCTTCTGCATCTCCGGCCACTGCTCTAATGCTTCATGGACAAAGACGCTGTCATGTATGTCAGCTTCTTCCTTTGTTAGAAATTCACGTTGCCCTGTGAATCTGTTTCTTCTTTCTTCTGTCTTTTCGTTTATCATATCTAGGAACATATAGGATAAATCTATCATTGTCAACCCCTAGTTAAATAAATTTCTGTAGGACTCTTCAAAAGAATTTAAGACTTTCTTGTGTTGCTCAAAGGCCTGAGTCATTTCATTATATTTAACAGTATCATTTTTATTTAGATCCATGATGCCATTATAAGTTTTAGTAAAGGCCTCCATGGCAGATCTAACTATTTCCCTATTTAAATTATCAAAGACAGTAGGCTGTTGCTCTTTAGGTTGCGCATCAATATTCATACCTAACTCTAATGACATAGAACCTAAAACTTCTTTAATTTCATTTAAAGATTTTCTTCCAAAATTAGGTATTCTCAACAATTGACCTGGAGGATTTTGAACCAGATCACCAACTGTTTTAATATCATTTTGAATAAGGGCATTCATAACTCTTATTGATAACTCTAACTCTTGTATTTTTCTATCTAAGTTTTTATTCATTAGTTCCTCTCTTTTTAATCTATAAATTGTCTAGCAACGTCTAAAGCCATTACTAAAAAACATCCAAAGGCTACAATCATTCCTGTTGCTGGATACGTTGGTACCAACGCCATCCCTAGCCCTGAGCATATCATTAGTAATACCCAGAATGTTACTTTTAAAAATCCGTCGTTCATTAGTTCCTCTCTTTCTTGTAAGTTATCATTGGATTAATGCAAGTCGTATATCTTTCTAAAACTGTATCCCAGAAGCACATATATTTCTTGCCGTCTTTTTCCCAGACTCTGCAACCCTCTTTGTTTAAGTTGCCGACTCTGAATATTGTTTTATTATATTTTATAGCTTTCCATGAAACTATAAAATCTGTGTTGTCCTCTATTGTTTTAATTATATCTTTCATAATAAGGGTATCCTATACTAAATAGGATACCCTGTCAAGTCCTTTATTGTTTAAAATTTGGAAGAGCTTGAACGTCAGTGTTCCACCTCATACCAATTTTTTTAGACACATTATCTAAAGCTATGGCTAGTGTATCTGGTGTTCCACTTTCCATAACAACGTCAAGAGCTTTTTGCTTCAGGTCTTTAAGCTGTTTAAGTTTCAGTCCTTCAGGGCGTCTTTCAATCTCGCGTTGAGCTAAATCTGAAGCCCAGCTTCTTAACTGATCCTCACAATCTGAAAGAGTTATATCATCACTATAGCTTGAGTTCCTTCCAGCTCTAGTAAATTTATATTCTAACTCTGCGTCTTTTGGTTTTTTCTTTTCAAAAAATGTTAGTGCTGTGTTTCTTGCTTCCTCTAACATTTTTTCTGCCTGTCTAAATTTTTCTATGATTTTATCTGCACCAATTTTTTTAGACAGCTTTGAAACAGCTTTGTCAGTTGCTTCAGTTTTAAATTGTTTAACCAATAATTCTTGCTCATCAATTAATGGGTTAAACTGCCTTTTCACTTTATCTCTAAAATGATCTAGCTGATATTTAGTCATTGTTTTACTCATATTTATTTTTCCTTTCTATGTCCCAGACTATCCCATATCCCTTAACCTGTCAATTAAAAAATTAGGAAGGCTGCCACAACCTGAAGTTGTATGGTCCAGTTTAGAATCATTCTAAACTATATATTCAGATATATTATTCCCGACCTCCCACCCCTATGGTATAGGATAAATTGGGATACGTCAAGAAAATAATTTAAGTTATCCACAGATTTATTTTTATGCCTGCCTTATTTCTGCCATATTAATATCCTAAGCTATCCTATATAACAAAAAAGGAGAAATATATGTCAGAGCAAAAATACTTCATTATCCGAAAAGATAATTGGAAGCATGTGAATAAAGTTAGATTTACAATCATGAAGGATGAGGCATTCACCCTGGAAGAAGCCACTAGAAATTTATTAGCTTATGATCAGTTGAATGATAACAAAGATTATTCTTTTCACCTTCAGAAAGTTGATCCGCAATTTATGGCGGATACTACACCATTGGTGTTAACCGAGGAGGTAAAAACAAATGGGAAAGTAGAAGAAGAATTACCATTCTAACGAATGGTAATGGCTCCTGGGTATGAGCCTTGATAATAACTGCCTGGGCACGTACAGGTTGAACTTAGAATTAAAGCTATGCAACCTGTACTGATCCCTGGTCCTGTGCAAATACATCCGGCTTTAGGGGTACTAGATGTCGGTGAGAGTACCTAACAGGACCTGGGATCAGATCCGTT